TAAATGACTAAATCTCGTGATCTTGGAAACCTTGTTTCAGACGGTACAAACGAAAGCCCCGTCATATTGACTGAGCCGCCGCCAAAGCCGCCGTACCCTGCGGTGTCATTCGACCGAGTACCGCCTACTAAACCTTCGCTAAAAGTTTCTCCGTGTTGATAAGTAGAACCTGTTGTCGGGCTACTTCCCCAAAAACCGCCACCTACTGTATTTTGGGTAGAACCAGAACTTGGAACATAGCTATACCCCCAAGTTCCGTAATTACTAGCAGCTAGTTGTACAGGAGTAGTGGTTAAGCCAGTATGGGAATTACCACTAGGGTCAGTAACAGTTCGAGAGGTACTTATGATGGACGGATCATTACCTGCCCCGTCAGAGGTATCCCCTGAAGCCCCTGCGCCTACGAGAAGTGGAATAGCAGTAGTGTAATTAGAACCTAGTGCAACAAATGAGCCGCCACCTGCGCCGTTACAATGATCTCCTGTGTAGTCTGGAGCGCCTTGCCCGACAACAATAATTACCTGATCCCCTACCGACAAATTAAAACGTGCTGTTGCAATCTGCCCTCGGCCTCTGTGAAATTCTGGATTTGTGTCAGTTCCACCGCCTCCTGCACCTTTAGCGCTAATCTCATACACACCTTGGTAACCAACAGTCCATCTTTGGTATCCTTGTACTGGCACATCTACATAAGTTGAATACCCCCAGTTTGGGCCTCCATTGCTTGTACCAGATAGCCAACCCCGAACTTCGGCTTGACTTGGGCCAGTTCTATGTGCCGAAGAACCAGCCGAGTCGGTTATTGATCTACTGACCGAAAAAGGTAGAATTTGGTTCACCGCAAAAGGGTATAAGAAAGGAATATACCAAGCATCATCTTTTCGTGCAATATTTACATTGTTTAGGCTGTGTATCCCACTCGCACTTTCGGCAGTAGGTTTAGCAACTTTTCCTTTTATAGAAGAGTTGAACCTCATTAGCTTATTTCCTCATACGAACAAACAGCTTCAAGATCAGATGCCACTGAAGCAGTTAGCCGCAAGGCATCTCCTTCTTCTAAATAGACGGCTTTAGCTATAACGTCTAATGTTGCATCACTTGGAATAGATATGGTTTTAGCAAGATGGTAAGCAGTGCTTGAACGATAAATATCAACGCTAATTTCCGCAGTATTTGTACCGTCAACATTACTAACATATAAAGCGTTAACTTTTAAAACTTTGCCTGAACTAGCAGCATTTGTGACGATGGCTGTAGCTGATGTGCCTATTGCTTGTACCGCCGTTTTGCCAGTAATCGTAGCAACATCTACTATGTTTGGGGCTGTCATATTTTTATCCTCCGAAAACTATAGCCATAGCGATAGCCTTTCCTGTTGAAATTCCACCGCTAGAGGCAGAGGCAAACTCTAAAGCATTACCTGCGGAGTTAACTTGAACGACCTGACCTGCTGTACCTAAACTGCTAGGTGTGTCGGTAAGGTCAGTAAAAGCACTTGCGGCATCTGCTAACGCACCGTGTTCTACTAGCTCAACTTTATCATTCGTACTTAGAGCAGAGGTAAAGGTGATCGTAGTTCCACCAGTATTTGTCGTATAATCTGTACCGCTTAGAAGCTTGACCCCATTAACGTAAACGCCTTCTTTGCCTTGCGTATAGGCAGCAGTAAGGATTGTATTCCCAGTGTTAAATGGAGAAGACCCATTTGCTGTATGAATACTAGAGCTATAAGGAGAAGCAAAAGGAGCGCCGTATTCTACTACTTCTACTAAATCATTCAGAGTAGCCCCTGTGGCAAGGACTACAGATGTACCATTCGTTGCAGTGAAATCAGCAGCGCCTAGCTTAGAACCGTTAAGGAAGACTGCTATATTACCTGCGGCATAAGTGACAGTAAAAGTAGTCTGGTTAGCTGTAGCTGTGAACTCAGTTTCTTTTACTGGTTCAAGAGTACCACCAGAAGAGCTTGTTGAAGCAGGAGGTGTGTATGAGAATACTCCACTGGAGTTATTATAAGTTAACGCTCCAGAACCAGATGCTGAGTTTTGCGTAACCGATAGATCAGTTAAGCTAATAGCATCAGAAGCGTTAGCTAGTTTAACCCAGTTCCCACCATGCGCAAAATACATAGCTCCTTCACCGTGGACATGAGTAATGCGCCCGTGGTTATCAGACGCAGAAGGTAGGTCGCTTGTAGAGCTATAGACTTGAACAAACTGTAGATCGTCTGCAACTGGCGCTATAAAGACTTTAGAGTTAGTCGTTACAGCTATAGCATTGTTAGAGTTTGATGAGCTAGTTACAGATCGAGTAAGAGTAGTCCCACTGTGAGTGTAAGTACCTGTACCAATTTCCCAAGTGTTACCTTCCTCAATGACATAGCGAATTGTCTCGCCATTCAGAGAAGAAGGAACAGCTTGATACCCTGCTTCAGCAGAGCCAAGGGTCAATGTAGTAGCGGAACCTGCATTAGCTGCAGTGGTATTGCCTACCTTTACCCGATCAGCAAATTTAGCCATTTAGTCTAACCTCGTATAACTTATGCAGGGTCTGGGATACCAATGTCAAAAGTAGCGAGAGAGAAAGTGTTACCAGAGGTGACAGATTGACCACCACCTGTGAGTGAGCCAGTAGCAAGCAAGCGAGAGCCGTCTACAATAGCGTAGTGAGATGCGCTACCTGTAGCAGTGACAGAAGCACCAGAGATTGCAGGGGCTACAACCTTACGACCACCACCAGAGGCAGTACGGTCTGCAGGTGTGCCGATAGAAATAGAAGCATTTCCTAGGCTATACAGGTTTGAACCTGAGTTTGCAGTAGCTTCCTGAGAAGTGATATGGATAGTAGTTGTGGCTGCATTTAAGACGGAGAGTCCATCATCCAGCACGTCATTGTGTAATGTTGCCATTATTCAGTTTCCTGTTCTTGTTGGTTAGACCCGGCTTGGGGGTCATATCTAAGTTCAGCGATACTCATGAGGTCTTCGATTACTTCTGGGTGATCACTGACGTTAATATCTGCACCATTCAGATTACGCAGGAACCCTGCAATTTCTCTGAGGTCATGAGGTGCAACATCCCCTGCCTCTATACAAGGCATAAGGTCGTAGTTCAGACCGTTCAACTCCCAGAGGCGTTCGACAAGCTGCTTGTTTAGGACATCAACAATAGCTTGGATGTAGCTCTCTAGTGCGCGGAGGAACAGGTCTGTCTTAGACTTGGAGAGGGCATAGGAACCACTGGGGCCACCTCCAAGCATAAGAAACTCTGATAAGACTGAACGAGCAATGTCATGCTGGTATCTACGAACAATCGGGTCTATCTCTATGTTCCTAGTACCACTAGAACTCATAAGCTCTACGTCTACTAATTTTTGGTTGGTAGGTGCTCCGTCCTTATCGGGATAAGTATCGGAAGGCAGTATAATGTATCCTTGCTCGTTGAATTTAACGTCCCGAAGGATACCTTGCAAGTTATTAACAAATCCTGCTTGTGCGGAGGTGGCATCTCCTGACAGGTACTCAGAAGGAATACGAGCAACAGGAATACCAGCAAGTTCACGTTCAACGGCTATAGCCTCAATAGACTGTAGATTATTAAGATACTCATAGGAAGTGTAAGCATTACGAAGAATAGAACGACCAGAAGGATCACCATTAATTGCCGTAGTTCTGTAGTATAGGCTCTTCCTTGAGGGGATATAGTTCTTTTGGTTATACCCCAAACCTTCTTGATATATTCCCTTAACATCACCTGTCTTCTGGTCTACTTCAAATTTAGAAATCGTCCAAGGCGCTCTTGAAGCAATCTTACGTACCCCCATGCGACCATCGGTATACTTAGAACGGCTTTTGTCGCTTCTTTGATACGGTCCGTTACGTCTTTTATAAACCACTTCAAACCAAGCAAAACCATAAGAGAGTGAAGATAGAGACTCTGAGATATGGTCATCAAGAGAGTGATCCATGTCATCAAGTACGCTCTCAACGAACTCAGCTTCTTTAATAGCTTCTGGAGTATCATTAGCTGGCACTACCTTTAATTCTACGTCCCGAAGGACTTGTTCTGTGGCATACATAACAGCACCGATAGTACTGTCATTATCTCTCATCTCACGGTATTTACGGATAGCCCTTTTACCACGAAGCTCAGGTAGGAACTCATCAGCACGAATTTGACCATTCTTGGTGTTATCTCCTGCAACACCTAATATTTGTTTGGCCTCTGTCTCTGAGAGCTTCTTAACCATGACCCTAAGTCTTTCTTGTTGTTAAAGGGGAGTCACAAGAGTCCTTGTGCACTACTGTATGCCAACTTAAGTTGCGGTTTGGCGTATCCGTTAAGTGAGAGGTCCGTTATAGCCCAAACTAAAGCATCAAGACGGTCTGGTGAGCCTATGGACCCTAGAGGTTCCCACTGTACCATCTGATCTTCTAAATCGTTAAGTCCCTTGACGTGTCTTACTTTGTCTTGTTCATATAGAGCAGAGACAGGTTCAGCCCGAGCCATCTTCCCTCTGGAAGCGTGAACGAGCTTTACTGGGACTGTTTCATCTTCTGTGTGTAATGTGTGACGAACCATGTCGCCACCTTGGTTTCTTTCAGCTACAATCCTGTCAGCCATATGGTCTCTATAGAGTTCTACTGCTTTAGATGCCCATTGTTGAGGAGTGTATCTTCCTGTGTGGTCTTCCAAGACGTATGCTGTGCCATTTACATCTACACCAGCAACGACAATACCAGTCATGTCACTTTCTTGGTTGGCTGTGATGGCTGGGTCTATGGAGACTACTATTCTATTTAACTGAGGTACTTCGTCCTTATCGACTTCACAACTAGCTAGGAGACTTCTATTCCAGAGTGCACCTGATGCTTCGTCGAGGATTTCTGCATAAAGCTCTTGACGACCAAGACGTGTACCTTCATAGGTCTTCCTGACTGCATCGAGGAAAGTGTCAGCAAGATTAGCAGAGTTATCGTAAGTGCTGCCCCTAGAGATAATCGTCTTATCATCGTCTAATATTGTTCTAATTAGTTTTGTCGTCTTAGGAGTCGTAGTTACAAATACTTGTGGCCTATTACCTAAACGTAAACCAAACTGCAGCATATCCCAAGTCATTTGGGCATTACGCCAAGCACATATTTCATCACACCAAGCTGAGTAGGACTGCGGTCCCCGGAGCCTTTCCGGGTCTTCTGCTGAGAAAAAGACTGCCTTAGCACCATTATCCCATGTCAGGGTGTTGTTAGTAGGACTCCATACCGGGTATCCTATATGTTTGCCTCTATAGGTCTTATCACCTTTCCAACAAACATTAAGGAGACCTGAGTCTCCCTCTACCATAACCCTGCGTACATCACCTTTAGTTGGGGCGACACAATGGACAATCTTATCACCACGTTTAATACGGTGTCTTACCCATTCAGCTCCTGCTCTAGTCTTGCCCCAACCTCGACCAGCTAATGCTACCCAAGTGTTCCAATCCTTATTAGCAGGTTCTAGTTGTTCTGGCCTAGCCCAAAACTCCCAACTGCGTTGTAGCTCTTCTGCTTTAGCACTACCAAGCTGGGTTAATACTTCCTGTACTTCTGAGTCGGGTAACTCTCTAAGAGTCTGAGCTGTTATCATTACCTTTACCTAACAAGGTCATTAGGCTATCAATGGCTGATGTATCAGTTTCTGGGTCTTCTGTCTGCTCTACTTCATTAACTGTATTAGTAGGCGACCAACCACCTTTAGACCTTAAGAATAGTTCTGCAGCTTTGAAGTCACCATCTAGTGCTTGTTGTATAACTACAGAACCTACTTTACCTACGATATCCGACTTTTCTTCAGCGATGTCTTCACCGTAGAGTTTATAGAAGGTAGCTGTAGAACTGGGAGCATGTTGATACTTCTGTATAGAACCAAGAATATCCTTAACAGATACTCCATTACGGATACCCTCTCTAACCCTCTTGGCTATAAGATTACTATAAGGAGTCTTAGCGTTATTCATCAGTCTACTCTACAAAGAAATCTCTACCCCCTTAGTCATCGGCATAGTCATATCTAAAGATACTCTTTTGGTTAGATTCACTATGGTTGATAAGGGGGGAGATATACCGGGGTAATACCAGAATATACTAACGTATATACATATTACCTTATATAATAATAAGACCTGTACGGAAGGGTATACTAAAAGGGCCTCATATATATATAGGCACCCAAAATAAGTTTTAACAACCACTTTTTTCGTGTTATAGGCAACTTTTTTATAAGTCCTTGTATTTACACGAAACTATTTATTACAGTCTGTAACAATATGTTACCCAACTATTTTGTTTATGTTGTAGATATGGGGGGATACACCCCGGCAATTTTGGATAGCCTGATAATCCGAAGGGTCCCAAGGTATATACCAAAGGATATATTTTGATGCGTAGGTATAGTCCGGGTGTGACATTTGTGCAACACTTTGGGGTTGTACGATGGAAAAATGCAGCAGATTAAACATTTTTGCTTGACTAGGCGAGCGATTTTTTAACACCCACACAAACTATTTGTGATCACATAAGAATACAACCGCTAGACTTTTGTGATCACAAACCCTAATTAACTAATTGAATACTAATATATTTTATCATATGTTCTGACACTCGATACAAGCGCCACTGAATACGCTAAAATTATTTGCTTGTTACCATGCCCAAAAAGTAAAACCCCGCATTACACGGGGCTTATATTGGCTCTAAGGTTGTTTTAGGGTTTACCAGTTTTCTATAATCCATCCTAAGATTGACGCAAGAATAAGAAAACCCATTGTTAATAACACTACGCCCATTTAACAATACTCCAATAATGATAGTTGTCTGTTTATTACTTCCCCATCGTCGTCTAGTTCTAGGTGATCTTTAAGAGTGTAAACATACTTAGAAGGCTTGCCATTTATCAACAAACCATAACCCAAACGCGGCAATCTAGGATCAGGATTTGCAGACTTACTTGGTACAAACTCTATATTAAAAAAGCCTGTTTCCTTAGCTTGATCATGCGTCATTTGCTTATCAATGGGCAAATCTGCCAAGTCTTCAATTGAATAACATTCATCGTCAACATCAGAATAAAACCAAGTGTCGCCCATATCATCTGTAAGAAAGTAGCAGTCATCGGCCTCACAATATACTG